ATGTATGCTCTTATAGTAACGTCTAATGTGGCTACCGTCAAATTTTTTGAATTAAAATCTCTATTTTCGGTTCCAGCCGATAGATAGAGTGATGGAAAATCATTTACTTCATCAAGAAATCTAATACCTCTTTTAACATTATTAAATACATTTAGATTGTAGGTATAGTTAGTACCAGCTACAGCCTGACCATCAATTTCTTTTAGTTTATCAACTAATAATGCTATGATTTCTTTTCTTCTGGAAGCCATTATGTTGCCCTTAATATATTAAATTGCCTAGCATAAAGTGCTTGAGTTACTTGTCTTATAGCTACTATAGCTTGTCCATCAGGAATATACCCATATTTCTCAAGTGATCTATATACAGGATTTAAAGTATACATTATCATATTTTTTCTATAATTAGGAAATACTTGAATACTTTCTATGTATCTACCTGTCCTATTTTTTAACATGGGAGGAAAAGCCTCTCCAGCAGTAGCCATAGTTTGCTGTAGTCTTGCTCTTACTAATGCTGATAAAGCAACTCCAGATATAAAAGCTTGCTGAGGAGACTGTGATTTTTTACTCTGCGCTATTTTTCTGGTAATAGTACCAGCACCTATACGAGCTGAACCTTTATCTACTTCAAAAACTATGCTAGAATTAGTGTTATTAAGTACGTCTATAGCTTTTTGGCTAAAAACTATATTAGCGTTATTTATAGCGTCTGTAAAACTTTTAGTTTTATTTTCTAAAGTCATTAGTACTTTCTTATTAGCTTTATTTATTGCTGCTCGTACATAAGCTTCTGAAAATTCAATATTAAAAAGTACACTGGTCACACCTTTGTTATTAGTTTGCTCTTTTATTACTATCTTAGCTTGTTTATTTGCATTTATTTGACGCCATTTAAATGATATTTTAGAAACACTTCTACCACCGTTTCCAAGAGTAATTGGTATACGTATGTCACCTGATTTCATAACAAAATTTCTTCGTAGAGCTGTAGCAGTTTTTGAATTAGGATTACTTAGAATCTTTTTTAATTGACTTTGGTTATTTTTTGCAGCTAATAACTGCTCTACTAAATCAGGCATACCTGCAGAAACATCAGTGCTTGTAAGTTCTCCTGTTTCTAAATTTACTCCTGTGAACAATTCCTTGGTCGTAGAAAGATTTACACCAGAACCACCAGCAGTTTTAATTTTATTAGCTTTAGTTGTTTTACCTGCAGAATCTTGAATTGTTTTAATAGCTTTAGTTTCAGAAACTCCTGTAAATTTTTTCTTTCCCTGTTCAATTGTATACATTAAGTTATCAGGGACAACACCTTTACCAGATCTACCAGGAATTAGAGTACCACCAACAGCTGCAGCAACTTCTGCATCTACTATGTCTGACATTTTTTTGGTTATACTAGTTAATTCAGATTTAAGAGTAGAACCTTTAGGAAGAGAAAATGCTAAACCTTGTAAGCGAGATCTTTTTATCATCATGTCTTCTAAACCAGAGTATACTTTACCGTCTACTGTAGCAGTAATCTTATTGTATACATATGTACGCATTACTCAATAATCCTATATAGATCTAATATGCGTTTGATATGTGGAGGAAAACTTGCAGCTAGTGGGTATTTTTCACCACGCTCACCTTCCAGAGAAAAGCCTTTTTTCTCTTGATCTTGTTTATAAATTAATTTAACAGTATCTAATACTGCCATTTTAATATCAGATGGTACATCTGCAGTTTCATACCCACCACGATATTCAACTCTAACAGCTGCAGGAAACGGGTTAAATACAGGAGGACCGCTCAGAGTCATTGCAGGGTAGGAGCTACGTACTACAGGATAAGTACCTCTAGTACTAATATTACCAGTATCTTTTGTGATCTCTCCAACATCTTTACTAAAGGTATATTGACTGGCAGAACTATGAGTATCTGATGTTGTAGTATCTTTATTTAGTCCGTCAAAGTGAAAAAGACTTATGGTATCCTTATCAGAACTAAGTCTATATGCAGAAGGAGTAAAAGCTGTTTTATATCTTGCACTATTTGATATACGTAGATCATCCATATAACCTACAAGACCTTCTCCTATTATAACATTAGTAGTAAAACTGTTATTACTTGCAGCAAAAGCTACATTCTGAGCTACATTGCCATTTACAAATAACCTCATTTTCTGTGCTTGGTTATCATAAGAAGCAGCTACATGCATAAATTCTCTAGGAGCATAGTTAGAGGTAGTTCTACCCGCTTCAGGACCTCCTAATGCGGTAATGCTCGATCCACCTCTTCTAGAGGTAATAGATAGTGCATTAGCAGCAGCAAATTTAAATTGTAGATAGTTAGTTGAGTCATCATATATAGTAAATATACTATTCTCACCTATACCTGCAGTATCTTGTCTAATATACGCTTCTATTGTAAAATCGCCATCTTCAAACTGTAATTCATCAATAACAGTAGTAGCTTCTAAGTTATCGGAGGCAGCAACAAATTGTACAGAAGATACTCCAAATTGTTTTACTCTGGTGTTAATATGAGCTTGACCATTAAAAGAAACAGTTAAAGTATCACCATCTGTGGTAATAGGTCTACCTATAGAAGAAGGATCATTAAGTATAACATCATTTGATCCATCATATTCAGAAACTAAATATACATTACTTAGAGGTAGTCGAGACGTCATAACAGAAGTTTTACCTCCATCAAAGATTTCTACATAATCATTAGCAAGTATCTCTTGTCCTATATAATGTTCTACCATACCCGTAGCATACTTAATAGCATTTTCTATACGGCTATCTTGGGTAGTACTAGATATGGATAAATAATCTTTAACATCAGCTAAAGTAATAAAGGGATATTTACCTAAATTTTGTTGTAGTCTGTCTACCATAACGTGTCCTTTCTAGTTTATAACTAGTTATATCTTCTTAACAGGCGCGTTAATAACTTTTTTAGTGGGTGCAACCTTTACCTTAGTATTTTTAGTATCTTCTATAACTTTTTTAGGAGTACCTAATATAGAATCTGGGAGAGGTATTCCTTCATCCCATTTAGTAGCCATTAGTTGGGCTTCATAATCACCCCAACCGTGTCTATGAAGCCAATTAATAGCATCTTCTTTAGTAGTAATATAATCAGGAATTACTGATATATCCATTATTTTATCCTCTTAAAACATAGAAGGGGAGGCTGACCGCCTCCCCCCATTTTAGAACAATAATTTTTAAATTAAATTATTGGCTTCTGACAGTACATGCATATGGATACTTAGTAGTGTCCAGAGCAGCGTTAGCATTAGTAGTAAGTGCTTTAAAGTCAAAACGTGTTGACATATACATAGCAGTAACTTGCTGACGTGGTTCATACTCAGATTCAATTTCAATACCGCGACGTTCTGCGATCATAAATCCAGGCTTGTAGATAAGTACACCAAGCATACCAGCTGCAGCACCAACACGAGTATCTAAGAACTCGGAGATTGCAATTGGAATACCGTAGATAGCACCAACAGAACCAGTGAGATACGTAGCGTTAGGGCCAAATGTATCAACAGTCTGGAAATCTGCAGTTTGTACAAGGGAGTTATATCCTTCGACAGAAGTAACATATACAAGATCATTACCAAGTTGAAGTCCATACTTACCTAATGCACTACGTGCTGAGGCAATATGGGTAGGAGTAGCTGCGACAGCACCGCCAGTAGCAACTTCAATAAGGCCATCAGCCATCGCACAAACACCTTTAATAACTGAAGGCATACCAGTTCTGCGTGTCAATCCAGCGGCAGGAGCTTGGTTAAATCCAGCAAGAGCACCTGTACCACGCAGAATTGATTTATCAATTGAACGTGCAAGACGACGAGTTGCTGCAGCGCGCAGGAAGTCGATAAGAGGAAGAACTGTATCTTCTTCTTCGTCTTTAGCAAGGTGGGTAGTTGCCATAAACTTATGGGGAGTAAAGTCTACAGATTTAATAGTGTTTTGATTACTCAAAGGTACGTGTGCCATGTCAGCAATACCAGTCGAGAAAGTTCCCGATTCGAACATTGCTACATCACCATCAGTATCTTCATCAGCAACTGGTACTCTGAAGTTACGTGCGTCTACTGACATACGAGTAAACATTGGGGCTACAATAAGTTGTTGCTCCATTTCTGTATAGATATTGCTTGAGAAATTACTCAAGAACTGATCTACAGTAGTAACAGCTTTCATGCGTGAGCCTACTTTAGTATCAAATGCATCACGTTTGTTGAGCATTTTAGAAAGCATAACAGCATTAGCCATTTCTCTTTCACTAAATTGTGCACCAGCAGTACTGCGTGAGTTTTCTTGGAATTGCATTTTAGAAGTTTGCAATGCCTTAATCTCATCTTGGTACTTAGCCATTTGGGATTTTAGTTCTGCTACTTCTTCGCTTGCAGCTTTTGCAGCGATAGCAGCTTTTTCTTGTGCGTCTGACTCTTTAATAATAGCTTCGCCAGTTTTTTCAACTAGTTGGGCAACTTGAGGCTCA